TAATTGTTTGCATCTTTTTCATCATGATCTGATTTTGAAGGTAAATAGTTTACACCACCCTCTTTTAATTTAAGAGTGGCTAAACCACCTTGTTTGGCTGCAAACATTTCTTCTTGTCGTTCATACACATTTGCTGGCGTTAAGGCATCTGCTGTCATCGTAGGTGCTGGTGCTCTTTCACTTAAACCTTGCATAGCTGCTCTTTGACGATTATAAGCGTCTGTATATTCTTGTTCTGTATAGGCTTGTCCTGTTGAGTCATCGTAAATAGGAGTCTTAGGTGACGTTGCTAAACTGCCTAATGCCGCCACACCACCAATGGTTGCACCTGGATTTTCTTCAACAAAAGACCCAATGGCTCCTGGTATCCTTGCTAAATTTGCACCTACATTACTTGAGGTTGGTGCTGTAACCAAGTCAGGTCTACTGACAGACTTTAAAGCAGCAGAATCTAAACCAACGACATTACCTGCGGCATCAAAACCTGTAAATCCTTGACCTGCTGCTTTTGATAAAGCCGCTGCTTTTGATAGTCCTTGTCCTTGCAGTGCTGCAACACTTGTTTGCGATCCCATAAATGAGGGAGCACCACTTAAACCTGCGGCTGATAGTTCAGCAGAAGTTGAAGCTGCAGCTAAATCGCCTGCCCCTGCTAATTTTCCTAATGCACTTGTTTTTGCTGACACAGCTGGTGCTGTTAATGCACCTAATGCAGCAGAACCACCAAACACACCCAAACCTGCCATTATAGCTTTTTTAGTAGAAGCTCCTGCTAATTTTGCAATTCCAAATGCGGCTGTTCCCAAAAGAGCGGCACCTCCTAATAAAGGTAATCCAAATATCATAAAAATCCTTAGTAATTACTAATGTCTAGTTTACTCTGATTTGGTGGGAGTTTCAACTCCCTCTCCATGCATCTCATCATATAAACGACCTGTATATTGATATTCACCAACATGAGTTATGTAAGACATTATGTAACAATACATTTTGCCACCAATTAGTGACCATAATCTACAAAAAGCAAAGTCCTCACCTAAATACTTTTTGGTTTCAGGATCATAGTAAGTGTCAAAAAAATTATAAAAATGGGGTCTGTCAACGTGCTGACCATCAATTGTAGTTTTTTGGATTATCTGCCTGTCTGGGTATTCTTTTATTAATCTACTAAATACATCTCGTTTTATTAGCATACAACCAGTAGGACAATGTGTTGCTTCAATCAAACCTTTTTCAATCTTTATATTTGTATTCTCATCTTTAATAAGTAAAGGGTATTTAAGAATGTGATGTTCGCATTTATCAGGGTCACTAATATAGCCCTTTTGTATCTTCTCCATAAGCACATCCCATTGAGCAGTTTTCATAGGATAAGGTATTGATACTAAGTCTTTGTCAAACTCTAATAATCGTAATACAGATTTGGGATCAAAAGCAATATCAGAATCTACAAATAACATATGTGTAAAATCTGTATTTAAAAAATAGCTAACACATAAATTTCTACCTTGTGTAATAAGCGAAGACTTCATCATCTGAAACATAACCCTTATGTTTCTTTTCATACATTCTTTTTGTAGTTCAAGCATAGTCTGTGCATAATGCATTGATACATCACTGTGTACAGGAGTTGCAACAAACAGACTTATAGGTTGTTCTTTTTTTAACCAAATAGGTTTATTGTTTTGCATCTAGAACACCCTGCAAAAAAGTTGACCATTCTAAAGCTTTTTTATCCCAAGAATAAAAACGTTTAATATAATTTTGTTGTAAATCTAAATGATTTTGGATCGCTGGTTCGTGGAGCATGTCCCGGCAAGCCTTAACACCTTCTGCAAATTGATGAGCCAAGTTTACTAGATTGGTTTCATAGTTTACAAATACAGGAAACTCAGCTCCTGTTTCATATAGAGCACCATAGTTGGTGACAATACAATACAGACCTGCGGCCATAGATTCTAATAATGAGATACACGATGTTTCTTCCCAAATGCTCGGATAAGCAAACATGTGGTAATGAGGTAACTTACTTAAAATAAATTCATTAGGCCTATAACCAATATAATTTACATTTTTTAGGTTACGAGCTTGGTCATACAAATCAACATAACTATCATCATTATCCTCTTGAAACTCTTTACCGTAAATTTCACAACTACTATAGACATCTAATTCAATATTCTCGTTTTCTAATAACTGCATTGTGGCTAACAAAACATTTAAACCTCGCCAAGGTGTAGGATGAAATATCATTCTTAATCTGTCACCCTTTTTGTAAGGTTGTCTTTTAGGAAAGTTTGTTACACCATTTTTAATTACATGACATCTATCAGTGGGTATATCGTAAAGATCTCTATACTTTTCGTAGTTCCAACTTGAATTAAACACATACCAATCATACTTACTGTGATTGTCTTTATCTTGAAACCAAGGCGCTATGTTAGGTTGATTAGGAGCATTTTTTTGCCACAGTATATTTACTTTGTTTTTATCTAAAGGTATTTTTTCGGGTACTGAGGTGCAAATAGAAAACTTATTAAGCAAATCGTCATCAACATATTTACTTAAAAAGTTATGTTGAAGTTCAGTCCCACCTAATGGTGTCAATCTGTTTCTCCATCCAATGATAACTCAGGGACGATAATGTTAACGTCCCGCTGTATGTCGCTCTCACTTGTGTCAGTGGAGCTATCTTGGATGTCTTTCTTTGCCTCATCTTCATCTTTATAAACTTTACCAGTTTTTTTATTTTTGATGATAACTTCTGATTTGCAATGTATTACGTCCATAGTCTTAAATACCAATATTTTTTAACAATTGCAAATAAATTATCCATTTTCCTGAGAACGATCAAGTAGAGCATACGACACTATACCTTGTATTTCATTAGCAGTGCCTGCTGTCATTTTTAAAATATCACCTTCTTCTAGCACAAGTGTTTGTGATATAATTTGTCGTGTTGTATTTGCGGCAATGGCAGC